GGCACCTAACATCATATTAGTAATACCATCTTTTAAATTGTCTGCTTTTTTATCTACTATCATAGTCCTCCTTATATTGCGTAGTCTTCAATTGATTCACCGTCTTGTGCTAATGCCTCACAAGTCGCATAATCTTCATCACTAATAGCTTCATCTTCACTACCAGCCATAAATTCAACATTATCTTTCATCAAACCTTCATAAGCGAAGTCTGACCAGATACCATATTCTTCTTTTTTCTTGTTTTTCTTTTTCATAGTGTTTTTTCCTTTGTTCATATAGCTAATATACAGGGTAAATAGTACGAAGTACAGATAAAAATGGTAAAAATGGCAAAAAAATTGGTTAAAAAAGGGTTAATATACTTGACTTTTTTATCTTTTTTGTTCGCCATTTGTTCTTGTACCGTAAAATCTTGTAAAATAACGCCAGATTTAGAAAAAATTGGCGATTCGGCGTTGAAAAATCACAAAAATTTAAGTGAAACAAATATTAGTCACGCTCAAATGACTTGTAATTACTAGATAAATATTAAAAAAGGAGTTTCTATGGAAAATTGTATGAATTGTGGGCACGATTGTCATTGTGGTGGCGATTGTATGCAAGATTATGACGGAAATGGCGAAATAAAATGTTGTGGTCACTGTAGACACGAAGAAAAAGATAAAAAAATAACAAATAATGAAGATTTATTTAATGGAGCATAAAATATAATGGCAAAAATGAGAAAATATCTGTTTTGGAACGAGGCAGGTGATGAAAAAGAAAAAGAAGCGTTAAGTTTAAAGAAAGCAGTAATGTCTGTACAAGGCGATTACAAAGATAAAGTAATTGGTGTTGAATATATTAGTAAAAAAGGTAAACAAATTAGTACATCAGTCTCAATACCTATGGGTAGAAAGATTAGACAATCAATAATATTAGAACAAAAACGACTAGCGGCAAAAGCGGCTAGAGAAGCAAGAAGATAATGCCAGCAATCAGTAGAGAAGGCGATAGTTTAAGTACAGGTCATATATGTGTCGGTACAACTACATTAAATACGCCTGGTCAATCAACAGTTAGAGCGAATAGTATATTAATCGCTAGAGTTGGTGACCCTACTGTTGCTCACCCCTTTCCACCAAACCCTCCATGTGCCGATCATGTTGCTAATGTAAACGCTGGTAGTGGTACTGTAAGAGTGGCAGGTGCCTTTGTGGCAAGAATAGGTGATAGTACGGACGCTGGAGCAATGACTTCAGGTTCTTCAAATGTTTTCTCTGGTTAGTGTATAAATATTGGTATGGCCAGTTATAGTTCAGAAAATTTAACTAATAAGAGTAAACGATCTACTCGTATCTACAAAGATTTAGATTTAGACTTTGGTAGAAATATAGTAACTAATGATGTTAATAAATTAACTGATGTTGAGGCTGTAAAAAGAAGTGTTAGAAACTTAATTAACACTAATCACTTTGAAAGACCTTTTCACCCAGAGTTAGGTGGTAATGTAAGAGCATTATTATTTGAACCAATGACACCATTAACTGCTCTTAACTTACAAAGAAAGATTGAAGAAGTTTTATCCAACTTTGAACCAAGAGCAAAGATAACACAAATTTTAGCTGATCCTGATATTGATAGAAATGCATATAGACTTGAAATTAAATTTTATGTTATAGGAATACAAAACCCAATTACAGTAGAAACATTTTTAGAAAGATTAAGATAAGATGGCAAGCAACAAATTACAAGTTTCAGATTTTGATTTTGACGATATAAAAGCAAATTTAAAATCATTTTTACAAGATCAATCAGAATTCCAAGATTATGACTTTGAAGGTTCTGGTTTTGCTGTCTTACTAGACTTACTTGCTTACAATACACATTATCTAGGTTTCAATGCTAATATGTTAGCAAATGAAATGTACCTAGACAGCGCTGACATAAGAAAAAATATTGTATCATTAGCAAAAATGTTAGGTTATACTCCAACATCACCAAAATCACCTACAGCAACAATTGATATATTAATGAATAATATTCCAACAACTACTGCTACCATAACTATGGCAAAAGGTACAGCATTTACGACTACAGTAGATGGAGAAACTTATCAGTTTGTGACAAACGCATCACACGTTTTAACACCAACAAATGGTGTTTACAAATATTCTAACATACCTGTATTTGAAGGAACACTAGTTACATTTAAATATACAGTGGATAGTACAGACGTAGATCAAAGATTTATTATACCAAGTGTTAGCGCAGATACTTCAACTTTAAAAGTATCAGTACAAAATTCAGCTAGTGATACAACAACTAGCACATATACACTAGCGACAGGTGTAACAAGTATATCAGCAACTTCTAAAGTTTACTTTTTACAAGAGATGGAAGATGGTAAGTTTGAAGTTTACTTTGGTGATGATGTATTAGGAAATAAATTAGATGATGGTAATATTGTTATACTAGAATATATTGTATCAAATAAAGATGAGGCAAATGGCGCTAGTTCATTTACACTATCTGGTAATATAGGTGGTTTTTCAGATGTAAGTATAACTACGGTATCAAATGCTCAAGGTGGTGCAGAGGCTCAAACAAAAGAGTCAATAAGATTTAACGCACCTTTACAATACTCAGCACAAGACAGAGCTGTGACAACAGCAGATTATGAAAGTTTAGTACAATCAATATATCCAAATGCTCAATCAGTTTCAGCTTGGGGTGGTGAAGATGAAGAAAACCCAGTTTATGGTGTAGTTAAGATTGCGATTAAAGCAGCATCAGGTTCTACACTTACGAATACAACTAAAACAGATATTGTGACACAATTAAAAAAATATAATGTTGCTTCTGTTAGACCAGAAATTGTTGATCCTGAGATAACTAAAATTTTATTGACAACTAATGTTAAATTTGATGAAAAGACAACAATTAAAACAGCAGATACTTTAAAATCAGAAGTATTAACAACTCTTACAAATTATAATACAAATACACTAACACAATTCGATGGTGTGTTTAGATATTCAAAAGTTACAGGATTAATTGATGGTACAGATAATTCAATACTATCAAATATAACAACCTTAAAAATTAGAAAAGATTTTACTCCTACATTAGCCTCATCAACAAAATATGATGTATATTTTAGAAACGCATTAAATAATCCACACTCAGGTCACAATGCAGAAGCTGGTGGTATACTAGAAAGTTCAGGTTTTAAAATATCTGGCGATAGTTCTACAGTCTTTTATTTAGATGATGATGGTCAAGGTAATGTAAGACGATATAGTTTTTCTGGCTCAACTAGAGTTTATGCAAACAATACACAAGGTACGATAGATTATACAACTGGCGCAATAACTATAAACTCTTTAAGTGTGTTAAGTGTAGAAAACATCAGAGGCGCAGCATCAACTAAAATAGAATTAACAGTAGTACCATCTTCAAATGATGTGGTTCCAGTAAGAGATCAAATATTAGAAATAGATACAGCCAATTCATCTATCACAGTTAGTGCAGATACTTTTGTTGGTGGCTCTTCTGACGCAGGAGTAGGGTACACAACAACAAGTAGCTACTAATGGCAAAGTTTACTAAAAAGATAACTAACCTAATAAATCAACAAGTACCAGAGTTTGTACTTAGCGATCACCCTAAATTTTTAGAGTTTGTAAAAACTTATTATAGATTTATGGAATCGGCAGAGATTACTCTGGCGAATATAGAGTTAACAGATGGTATTCAATTAGAGACAGAAACAGCACAAACAAACAGTCTTATATTAAACGCATCAAAAATAGATACAGATAGAACATCACTAGACGCTGGTGATAAAATATTATTAGAAGATTCTGGTTTTGGTAAATTTACTAGAGGTGAAACAGTTACAGGACAAACATCAAATGCCACAGCCACTGTATTATCAGAGGATTTAGTTAATAATAGATTATTCATATCAGCACAAGATAAGTTTATAAAAGATGAAGTTATCATAGGTTCTACTTCTACAGCGAGAGCAACAATATCTAATTATAGACCTAATCCAGTTAATAACATACAAGACTTATTAAACTTCCGTGATCCTGATAAAGCAATTTCAAACTTCTTAACAAAATTTAGAAATGAATTTTTAAATACTCTACCTGAAGTTTTAGATACAAATATTGATAAAAGAAAACTAATTAAAAATATTAAATCTGTATATAGAGCTAAAGGCACACAAAGAGGACACGAAGTATTTTTTAGATTTTTATTTAATTTAGATTCAGAGACTTTCTATCCTAGAGAACAAATGTTAAGAGTATCAGATGGTCAGTTTGATACTAAAAAAGTTTTAAGAGCAATCGCAACAGTTGGCGACACATCAAATTTGATTGGTAGAACAATTACTGGTCAAACATCTGGCGCCACTGCGGTAATTGAAAACGTATTTAAATTTCAAATAGGTGCTAATGAGGTCACAGAATTTATTGTAAACCAAGAAAGTATTTCAGGTACATTTGTAACATCTGAGGAAATAAGAGGTACCGAAACAGATGAAACAGATACTTTCATAAAAGCAACAGTTACAGGTATTCCAGATATTGTTTCTATTACAAATGATGGTGGTCTTTTAACACCAGATGATGCCATTACACTAACAGGTGGTGGTACAGGCGCAATTATTCAAGTAGATAACGTAGGGTCAGGTGGTATAACAGAATTATTAATTGATGATGCTGGTTCTGGTTATGCGATAGGTGATGATTTAACATTTACAAATACAAATACAAATGGTGGTGGTGTTGTAGCAAAAGTATCTGTTGTCAATGGTGGTATCACACCAGAGAATGGAACAACAGGCGCAACATCAACGGACCATATTGTTTTAGAAGATGAAACTGTAAGAGGTGATGTTTATACTGGAAATAAAATTGTACAAGAAGCTGGTTCAGGTAATGAAGATATAACAGACATAAGAATTGTAAGTGGTGGTAGTGGTTATACATCTTTACCTACAGCAGTAGTATCTACAGGTAGTGGTGGTAGTGGCGCAAAAGTTATTCCATATGGTACAGAGATAGGTAGATTACTTAACACTAAAAAGATTGAGACTGGCGCAGGTTTTGAAGCGTCACCTAGTCCAACAATGAGTTTACCTAGTACAATTATTTTAAAAGATAAAACAGCAGGTAATTTTACAGAGGGTGAATCTATTACAGGTTTTGATGCTAGCTCAACAGCAATATCAGCAACATTTGTCTCATTTAGTTCTGCGAATAACTTATTGGTTGTAAAAGATGCAACTGGAGAGTTTCTAGCGAATACAACAATCACAGGCGCTAGTTCAGAAATTAATGCGACAGTTCTTAAAAATGATTTAGCAACAGCGACTATTACAGTTGGCGCAGTTGTGGATACTGCTGGTACATTCTTAAATGAAGATGGACACTTATCAGAAACAACAATGAAGATACAAGATAGTTTATACTATCAGGATTTTTCTTATGTAATTAAAGTTGGTAGATCAATTACTGACTGGAGAGATAGTTTCAAAAAGACTATGCATACAGCTGGTTTCTATTTTACAGGTCAAGTAGATATGGCCACACAAGTAAATAATCAGATTAGAAGTTTCACTGGTGTAAATAGTGGATTAACATTTGATCCAGGTGCTGACCTAGTAATCAATACTTTATTCTCTACTATCTTTGGTAGAAGACTAGGTACAACAACAGATGGTACATCTTTAAGAGGCACACCAGAATTAGGTGTTGATCCTGACTTTACAGATTCTACTAGCGAACACTTTACAACAAATACAAGAGACTTGACATTAAATCAAGTTATGACATTGAAATTTAGAGTTGGTTTTAATCCTATTACAATTAGAGGAACAGCAAATAAATATGGGTATGCGTATTGTGGACCAAGAATGCACACCATCAACAAATACGCACTAAATATGATGAGTGGTAGTGGGGGTAGAGCTCAAACAACTACAATAGGGGGTGCCTCAGATAGTACAGTTACTACTGCGATCTCGCCTATGCAGATGCATAACTGGGCTAGTTTTAGATTAACAGGAACGTACAATACTAGTTTAGATGGCGAGTTAGTACAATTCCAAGATATAACAAATAGGGATTTAAAAACAAATCTTGCGCTACCTACAGAAATTACTGAAAGTTAGCGTATAAATATAATTAAGAAAAAGAGGAAACAATGCCAGCAATAATAACAAACAAATTTAGAATCCACAATCAGGAACAATTTGTGGAATCATTCACGGAATCAGCGGCTAATGTGTATTATCTAGGTATAGGTAGACCACAAGCATTCGCAACATCAACAAGACCAGACGCAAGAACAGATAACGAGGGTACAGATGCTAGTCCACTAACACCTGTAGATTCAATAGGAGACGAATTTTATCACTTTGACGATATGCTGGCAGCTAAAAAAGTGACAAGTTCAGATGTTTCTATTGTTATTCCTCGAAGAAACTGGGCAACTGGTACAGTTTATGATTATTACAGACACGATTATGGTAATAGAGTAACAGGTGGTACATCTACTCAAACAGCCAATAGTGGTGCAACAAGTTTATTTGACGCAACTTTTTATGTTATGTCAAGTGCTTTCAATGTGTACAAATGTTTAGATAACAATAGTAATGCTAATTCAACAGTAGAGCCAACTGGTACATCTTCATCTATACTTACAACTGGAGATGGATATAAATGGAAATATATGTACACTTTATCTGCGACTCAACAATCAAACTTTTTATCAACAGACTTTATGGCAGTCGCAACAAACTCAACAGTTAGTTCTGCTGCGGTTGATGGCGCAGTCAACATAGTAAAAATTAAAACAGCTGGTTCTGGTGGAACAAATGGAACACACACAGGAGTGCCTATTAGAGGTGATGGATCAAGTGGTGTAGCATCTGTTGTAGTATCAGGTGGCGCAGTAACATCAGTCACAGTGACAACACCAGGCACAGGATATACATTTGCTTATATTAGAAACGCAGATATAGTAACAGCTGGAGCAACAAGTTTATCAGGCGCCGAGTTAGATGTTATCATTGAGCCAAAAGGCGGACACGGTAAAAACGCAATCA